CAAGGTCAACGTCTGTCAATGATTTATTCATGTTGGATTTAAATTCATGAAATTTCATATTATTTTTACCACTACATTAAATTTATTGTTTTCGAGTTGCATAAATCCAAATCGAACCGATAGTGGGCGGCCCTCGTGAGAGATACCATCGTCACTAGTAATCTCAGCAGATTCATCTGTTAGGCGACCATATCTTCCACCCCATCTGAAGAGAGGGATTTCGATAACAGTACCATCTTCAACAGAACTTTCTGAGAAGCTATCGGTCATAAATCCAACCCCAAGTATTCTCAGGTGTTCACGAACTGCGCGAACAACTTGGAAAGGATCGATAAACTCATCATTGGCATAATCACCAATGACTGCATTGATACGTTGTAGAACTTCAGGATTCTGAAGATTGTGAACGCCGCCTCCCATCGAGTTATCAACGGCATCGATAGCTGCGGTGATACCATCTGTGCCTCTCCTACCTAGTGATTCCGAAAATGATTTCATTGAAGTTATTCCTCTTTCTTTACGATGTAGCGGTGTAAGTTTGGATATACTGGACTTCACCATTTACCCGAATTTTAAGTGTTCCACCGACTGTGGATGCTGTTGATGCATCATTATAACACCCAAAATCACCGGGTGTTGAAAAAGTCAGGCTTCCGTTTCTCGTTTCAGCCGGGAAAACGTCAAACAGATACGTTGCAGGAAGTGTTCCAGTGACAAATCTATCACCAAAACTTATGTACGCCGAAGGAGCAACACCACGAGCACCAGCAGTTGTATCAAAGTCTAATGAAAGACCATAACCGCCTTCGGTTCCCAAGGAGTCTGCACTTGAAGCGATGTCCATAATACCATAAATTGCAGAGGTTGCAGTTGTAACATTGTTATTTGCGGAACTCATCTTGACAGTAGATTTACTGCCCCATATGTTACCAACAGCTGTCGTACCAGTTGCACCAGCATGGTTCACCGTGAACTCACCAGCAATCAAATTACCACTAGATGCCTGGCCATCTGTAACCGTTACTACAGACCTTGTTAGACTCAGTGAAGTAGAATCAGCTGCGACAGTACTATGATTCACATTACCGAATACATTCTTCACAGATACTTTCTTGTTTGCCGGGGTGTTGCTTGGATCATCAATAACCATGAACAAGTCTTCGGATGCCAGTGTAGCGGCGTGATCCGTAAGAGCAGTAACTTTCTTATCAGCCATCTTTTTATTTCTCCCTTAAAACTATAAACCCAATTATTGGGAATGCTATTTCCAGTACACACGCAGCGTCTGGAACCAGAATGTCATATAACTAACTTCTTTATGCAACAACAGTGAGAGTACCAGCAGCAGTTCCCTGACCAGCAGTAATCACAAGTTCACTATTGCTCACAGTACCAGTATCTCTGATAGTCGAACTACTGGCCAATACAACACTCTGTGCAGCGATTGACAGTACATCGTCCGCGTTCGTTTGAGCATCGGCAGTGCCGATGACAAGAACAAATGTTAGTTCGTTAGTGCCAGAGCCACTTGTATATACGAGTGTGTGTGGTCCACGACCAGAACCAGTACCAGCATTACTGTTGGTAACTGCAAGAGTGGGATTACTAGTTGCGACAGTGACTGCCTCATTCCATCGAACAATAGCACTGAGTGTAAACCCAGCGGATTTATCCACTACAGTTGTGACCCAATCAACGCTAGTAATAGTAGCAACACCAAGTGAAGTAGCAAGAGCACCTGTTGCAACTAGTACTTCATTTTGGACTCCAGCTGCGGTATTATCATTACCCGTCATCGCAGAACCAGCTTCAACAACCCAACCGGACGCATTTGCGAACACTTCCTTTTTTTCTGCTGTGGTTAACCATTTGGGTTTCGACTCATCAGCATCAGTTGCTCCCCATAAAGCCATCTTATTTCTCCTTTATTCTTGAAAGAAAAGAATTACTCTAGTATTTAGGAATATTTAGTTTTCTATACTTCCATCATCATTATTTAGGAGGTTTTTTTCCTCCAGTTGTTCAATAAGATAATCACAAGTTTGCATTGAACCCCGAAGAGCATTTACATCAGCCTCTTTTTGTGACAAAGAAGACCTAATACTATTAATCTCGTCAGCAGATTTTAGGCCGCGTACATATACTTCTTGTTTGTGTTTCTTCACCATTTCAATTAGTTTTTCAATCATAAAAGTTCTCCGTTTAACTACCCACACTTGGGGCATTTGATAATTCTGGGTTCATTTTAATTTTTTCTTTTTTACCCGACAGTTTGATGCTTTTATCAGATTTGGTGGGTAAAGATTTAATGGGCTTCCTTAAAATCTTTTTACCAATCTTTGGGACAGATTTGGAAGAAGGTTTATCCTCGTCTTCATCATCCTCGTCATCCTTGTCTTCATCATCCTCGTCATCCTTGTCTTCATCATCTTTGTCTTCCTCATCTTCATCATCCTCAGCTTCTGTAAGGATTTCTTTTTCATTCTCAATTTCTTCCGGGCGCAATTGACGACCAAATCCCGGCATAGCACTTGGTTGTATCATAACTTCTTTTCTATTGGTATCGAGAAAGTTTCCCACAGACTTCAATAAATCTTTTGGAAGATTATTCATGTTCTCATTTGGCATTATTTTTCCCCTTGTATTTTTCTAAAAAGTTTTCTGTTGTGGTTTTAGTTTTCTTGGAAATCGCCTTCTCACCTTGCTGGAACGATGCAATCTCAATCTTTTGTCCAGGCACAAGTGCAAGACGATTCTTTACTAGTTTGTCCGATCCAACCTCAAGTTGTGCTTCCGATGATTCCAAAATAGAACTGATTGAATCATAATCTTCCACACTCAACGCTTTAAATAAATTAAATGCTTCGTCTACGGATAAACTTTTTATCAATTTCTTTGCAGATGAAATACTCATCTCAGTAATATGTGCAAGTGCCTTTGCAGGATTATTATTATGTAATGTAAGAAGGTCTTCTGTCGTATCAGACTCCATAATGTATGCAGAAGAAAAGTTATTATAATTTCCGGTAACAATTTGCGATTTCTCATATGCGTCACCGGACGCAACAACTTCACATACTAATTGTGTAGGAGTTATTTTGAGGACTGTTGCAAAAGAACCATCTATCGAATACTCTACGATGTCTCCCACCTCATAATCATTCTCGTTTACATATGAAACTTCGTTCAATTTTAATTTCATACCTTTACGAACTGAATCAAATAATGATTGTGCATCCGCATTACTCAAGGTTCCCCCTAGTCCTGCAAAGAATTTCTTAAATTTGTTCTCTCGTGCAAAGGCTCGCATTTTAGATGCTGACATTCCTGCAACACCTTCTGAATCTGGATCACGTTTTCCTGCACTGACTGCTTTGAACTTATATCCCACATCAATTCGTTTAATTCCCTTACGAAATTCTGCAAGACGATCATCACCTACGACCATTGTAACTTTTTTATATCCTTCTTTGTCAAGTTTCCCAAATACATCAAACGGGGTTTTGATGGAGGTATCCTTTATAATGTTTGCTTTGGGAAACATTTTGCGGAGGAATTTGATTTTTGTTTGATATTTTAGTGGATTTTTCTTTTCGTCTTGTGATTGACTGACATAGATTCTATGTTCAGCACCCTTTGCGACATCTATCACCTTCTTGACAAGTGCGCCATGGCCAAGTGTGGGAGGATTCATTCGTCCGAATGTGATTACTACTCCAGTATCCTCGGCCTTCTTTTTTGCTTCTGCTAAATAATCTTCGTATCTAATTGGCATATTACCCTCTATGCAAGACGACCAAACATGAAAGATTTATCATATACTTCTTTGTTTAGTTCGATTCCCAAATAATCCCGATTCATGTTTTTTGCAACATAACAAACAACACCAGAACCAGAGAAAGGATCAACTACAAAAGATTTTTCTTTTGTGAGATGTCCTATTACCAATTCAATAAACTTTTCATTCCAGACAAAGATATTGAATGTTCCCTGTATCCCGCCAATTCGGTCAGTATCATAAACCAAAATGTTGCGGATGAAATCTCCACCACGTTTGATCTTCGCCTTGCGACTGAAAATTAAACAATGTTGATAATTGAAGTAATACATATCCTTCTTATCAACTGGATAGTTTCTTACTATAATTTTATAATCCTTCAATACGAAACCTAGTGACTCCATCGTTGAAGCATAAAATGCATGATTCAACAATACGGTTCCATTTATCTTTCTGTCCTGCTGGCAGATTACAACGAACCCATCATCCTTTGTAACTCTACCAAACTCTTGCAAAAATTTATGTTGAAATGTTTTATATTTTGTTACATCTAGATCACAATCTGTTTGTGATATATCCGGTGGACTAGTAAACAACAAGTCTACCGATTTATCTTCTATATCAGGAAGTACATCAAAACAGTTACCATTAATAAATTCGTTCCTCATTCACCGTCTCCTATTCAAATCCTAATTTTATAAGCTCCCGAATTGTCTTCCTGTAAGATTTATCATTGTAGAGAAGTCCAATACCTCCCGCTCGGCGCCATTTAATAATATTGAGTTCCAAGTCATCAATCAAGATATTTGGACCCCACTCACCTCGTGCAAATAAAGGTTTATCTTTTCTCCTGACTATATTTATATCGCCCAGATTATTTATACCTATATTCTTTTGTAACCATTCTCCCTTTTGTTTCTTGGAACGAAGATCATCTTTCATATATGCAGACACGATTCCCGGTTTATATTTTAAAACATGATTGACCAACTTCTTACCATTACTCGTCCATGCAAGATTACTCCAGAATGTAGGATTGGACTTCACTGATCCGATTAGATTCACATCGTCCTTCACATTGAATCCACCACGTTTGTCCGTCCATGCCATTTTGGTTCCAAACTTCTTTTTGTGTGCCTTGTCAACACCACCTATGAAATCTGCAAGCACTCCGTCCATGTCTAGATAAATTGTTGGTCCACGAAATTCATTGGTCTTTTGTTTCTTCTTAATCGGTAGTTCATCAGCAGCAGCCCTTTCCTTTTCTGCCTTTTCTTTCTTCTGTTTTTCTTGCTCATATTCATCATCCTGTATCTTTCGTTTGTTTACAGGAGGAGCAGAGAACCCAGGCTTTAATTGTTCATCAAACGTATCTACCATTATTCATGTTCCTTTATCCATTCATCGGCTTTATTTGCGGTTGGTTACGATATGATTCAGTTGCTAAAGAATCCATGTTTCTTGGCATGATCATCTGGAGATAGCGCCTCAAGATTCTCTGGATCATTATTCTTGTGGTTTAAGTCTTTGTGGTGGATGTGATATCCTTCTGGAATAGGACCATGATGTTCTTTATATATTTTTCTATGATCACTACGCATCCGTCGTGGCACATTACCCCTTTACCCAGTCCTTGGCAGCCGTGAAGTTTAATCTTGAAAATTCTAAACGGTCTACGAGTTTTAATGCACTACCTGTATTAGAAATTGCCACAAATCCTTCTGGTGCAGTAACAGCGTATCCATCGGTTGTTCGCACGAAGGTTCCGATTGTTCTAACCTTCTCCAATTTACGGATGATGAAAGTTTTTGCCTCAACGATTGCACCATGCAAATTAAAAATCTTAATGAGATCACCACGAAAACTAGTCAGGAGTTTTAATTCATCTGCAAGTTTGATTTTACCCTGTTCATCCCCGTCTTTTAGTTTGTCAGTTTTTCGTTCATTATACCAATCAACAAATCCATCAACATGAGATTCTGAACTTGTGACTGCTGAACCCTCACGAATTTTTGCATTATTATAAATCTTGATCATATCAAAGAAGTCGCGTGTCACGATAAATTTGTCTAGTTGTTTGTGACTCGTCGCCTTGGATTTCATTTCCACGTTCTTGATCAACTTGCCCATTACTGCATCTTCTTTTGCGGTCATGGTTGCGGAACCAGAAACATCCTTGAACGATGCATCGTCAAACCAGATTGATTTTGTTTTCTTCAATTCCTTCACGTTCATCTTAAACGATGCACTCATATCTGCGACAGTCTTCCCACCAGAATATGTGGTATGAAAGATGACACCCATCTCTGATGCGAGGATTTGTTTCGCAAGGGCGGAGTCAACTGGAACAGTGTATGCAATCGTATTAGGTTGGAAGGTGATAACCTTCTCACCATCGATCACTTTTGTTTTTATGTCGCCCTTACTGTAGAGCATGTCACCTTGGAGAATCTTTCCCTTGGGTATACCTAACTTCACCAAATGTTTCAATGCGACTATTAGTTTGTCTGCAAGTCCGCCACTGTGGTTTCTTTTAATGTCTGCACGAGTGAAGTTCAACTTGGGAGTCTTATTAAAAATAGATTTTGTTCCAACAAAGAACTTACCAGATACCGGATCAGTTCCTGCAAATACAGCAGGAGCCCCATCCCATTTCACGGTGACGTTCACTTTGGATTTAGTTTTGGTTCCCAACATATCCCGCAATGCATTTAAGAAGTTTAAAACTTCTGGAATACCTTTGGAACCAAGATTGAAGATGTTATCTTCCGCATGTTCCATGTGGAGATTTTTTTCTTCTGTTAAAAAGTCATTGAACGATTTCATGATTCTCCTGTTCCTTAAATCTACATGTAATGGATATTTTATATAGACTTACTAATTATTGTGTTCCACTATATTGCATTTTTACCACCGTCAAAACCATTATTGATGATATCATCTTCTAAATGTTCTAAGTGTGTGTTTTTATCTTCTACTAATAACATTATGCTAATCCATTATATTTTACTGCAAGACTAAACTGACCTAATTTCTTAACACCCGGGTGTCCTGCTTTATTTGTTCTTATTGACATCTTCATAGTTAACTTATCTTTACCAGATTTCATATCTATAAACCAATTTTGTTTTGATGATTCACTTGCATATGCTTTTATGAATTGTACTTGTGGTAAAAATACACCCAATGCGTCTTTGTCTGTAACCTCTGAGTAGTTTTTACCTTCTGCCTTGATTACCATTGTAGGTACTTTAGGTGCGTCTCTTAATACTTCTTGTTGAATATAATATAATGTTTTCTTTTTATCTTTATTAAATCTATTAACTATTGCTTTTCTATTTAATTCCAGATACTCGTCATATAATTGTTCATACTTTCTATTGTTCTTTTTTTCAAAGGCACGAAGAACATCTTTAGTTTTTCTGTTCTTATTATAATCTGATGTTACACCTTTTATTTTTGAATATACACTTTTAAATGCTGCTGACATTAATTTATTATATGTTCCTTCGTCTTGAAACGATTTGAATATTGTCGCAACATATGTGTTTAGTTGTGGTTCAGCAGTTTTTTTACCACCTGCTTTTAAACTTACACCTAAAATTTTGTTGTCTTTGTATATTAGAAATATATCGCCTGGGTGATTGCCTGGTACACCAGCTGGTTTTGAAGATGAACGATATCCCCAACGAACCTCTTTGATAGGTTTATCTTTGTTTTGATCTTTAATGTATTGCAATATTGCGATTGCATTATTCATCTTAATCTCAAACTTACTAGATGTATCTGCTTTGTTAATTGTTTCTTGTGCTGCTAAGATATCTTTTTCATGAACACACTTTAACTTTTTAGGTTCTTGACCTAATAAAAATTTATGAAAGTCTTGTATATTCTTTGCATTATACTTTTTCTCAAAAGCGATTGCAGGAAATAATTCTGTGATTGATGAATTAAGAGTAGTCTCGGCCATACCACCTGATACAGGTTTGAGCATAATACGAAATGCTTTGTCTTCGTGTGTGCCATCTATAGGATCAACACTTGAAGAACCTGAACCTATCTTTGCTTCGATACCTTGTTGTTTAAGGTTTCGTAAAATCTCGTCTCTGTCGTCTTCTCTATCTTTTGAACGAACAATTATGATATCTCGTCTATTACTAGATAACTTTTCACTTCTCTCATAATCTAAACCTATAAAAACCTCGTTAGGTAGATTAGTGTTTTGCTCTGCAAGTAGGTCTTGAATATTGTCTATATAAGAGATATCATAGACTTCTGATATAAATTCTTTGAACCTCTTCATGTCTTCTCCAAATCTTCGTTTTTAGTGTGTTTTGCAAAACTCACTAAGTGTTTTTCTTTATGTTATGCAACGAACTGCGGCATATATAGCCAATCCAAAGATGATGTATACAATCCCATCAAACCAAGACATATTGTGTAATACTTCAACTAGGTCTGCTGTGATCCAATTCATTATACTATACCCCCCTCAGTATGTTTTATAGTTATACCTCTTATATTTATACTTAGTTGACTTTGAGAAATTGACCGACTACTATATATCCCCGATGTCAAATGGTTTCTGTTGGTCCATCCACTCAAACAATTTCCCAAACTCTGCAAAACTCATGTGAGAAATCGCCTCTTCGATATCCTTCGTTGTTGAATCCATGGGAATTGTCTGTAGATTCACATTTGCTGACTTGAACAGACCAGAGTTTTTGTGTGTATTACTTTCCATTATAACGAAAGGACATTTTGCCTTACATGCGGCATACATCTCGTGGTGTCTACCAGTGACCAATATATTTGATGTTGTAAGTAAATTGACAATTTTTGACCAATCCATAGAAAATATGTCAATGACTCTAGCAAACTTTGGTCTGTATTGTTCACCATATGGGAATTGTCCAACTACAAGATCGAAAACTCCATATCGGTCTTTCCTTACTGGAGCATAATAACTCAAATCGAGATGTTGATGGGCTTCTACCTTATGTTTTCTTTCCAGTTCTATCTGACTTGACACTTCACGAACACTAAAATAATCTAGTGCTTTTAATACATGGTCATAATCATTTGTCATATCCTGCCATACACTGTTAATCAAAAATGTTTTCTTGCCGAGCAACTGAGCCTCTTCCAATTTCGCAAGAAGAAAGTATGTGCTTGCGCCCAGATTATGATGCATAGTTCCTTCACCATTTACTAATACTGCATCCGCCTCCTCAAACAACGATTCATCTAAATCAGGCAATTTTGTATTTCCCGAGACAGACTGAATAATGGTGTGTCCACTTTCTATAATATTTCTGTCAATGTATTTCATAACAGCTTCAGACCCATTATGATAATTTCTCGTATCATTAAGGATTATGAATTTCATAAGGTAAATCTCCTATGGTTAATCCTTCTCAATTTCCCAATCCCGAAAATCTTTTTCATTAAACATCGCTTGTCCAAAATCACTCTTGTCGAACGCTGGAGTATCATCTATTTGTCCAGTATCATTTAGAGTTTGTTCTGCATCACTCACATCAAATAGTCGCATCTTTGTTTTGTCGATGCCGACAACAAACCTCTTTGGTTTATTTAGGTCGTTGTATCTATTCTTTAATTGTTTAATCATGATCTGACCCATCTCTTCCATTTGATCAGATGTAACCATTGCAAACATCAAATCTGCGGTTGCAGGCAATCCAAAACTTTCTGCGGTATCTTCCAATCCCGGATCGGTATTGGTGAATCCAGTACGATTAAACTGTGTCGCACTGACTACAGGAACATCTATCTCCATTGCAAGACCCCGAAGCTCCTCCGCGATTGCCTTGATGTATGTGTATGAGTTAACCGTGGAGGATTGTCTCAGTCTCACACTGGAACAAATATTCAAGTAGTCAACGAAGATAATATCAGGGAAAAAGTTTTTCTTCATCCTGAGTTCATCAATCAATCCACGGAAGTGACTCACGTTTGCAGCTGCTGTTGGATACTCTTTGATGATCAACTTTCCACAAGTTTGTTTTTTCAACTGCATGACCTTATCGTCAAATGCGTTTTCAGGTAAATTTGATATTTCCGATATGGGTATGTCAAACAAGTTTGCATCCAATCTTTCTGCGATGCGTTCTTCTGCCATTTCCATTGTGATGTAGAGAACATTCAATCCACTCATCAAACACGCAGATGCATGATGACACATGAACAATGATTTACCCACACCCGTTCCTGCAATTGCAATCGTCAGAGACTTCGATACCAATCCACCACCAGTAATCTTATTGAAGTATTCCAAATCAAATGGGATACGTTCTTCTGTGGTGTGATAGAAATCGTAACGATCTTTAGAATCTTCCATGTAATCATGGCCAACGTGTCGGTCAAATGAAATCCCAAGAGCCTCTTGGAGGATGCCTGGGATAGCGCCTTTCTCCTGTGTTTTACTTTCACCACCGATGATGTGAATAGATTCCATTACCGCATTGTGAATGGCTCGTTCCTGAACAAATGCTTCTGTTCCACGAATCAACCATTCCATATTTGCGGGTTTCTTGAAGTCTTTCGATTCTTTCAGTTCTTTGATTAACGCAATTGCATCGTCATGTTCTTTTTGAGAAATATCTTTTCTGTTACCAATGTCAATTGTCAAACTTTCATTAGTTGGTTGTCCTTTGTATTTCTCGATGAACTCTTTGATAGAGTTGAATACAATTTTGTCAATACCATCAGCGAAATAAGTATCATCCATGAATGGGACAACTCGCGTTACATATTCATCATTGTGAAGAAGGTTCTTTAATATTGTCGTTTCTATTCTGTCCATCACCAATGCCTCCGCCTACCATTAAAGTTTCTTCCAAAATGCAAATCAAAATATCACCAAGGATAGTTTTTGTTTCTTCTCTAGAAAGTCTTCCCGCTAACGGTTCTTCTATAATCAGGTGATCGAAATTACATTCCATTTCGTCTCCGACTTCCTCAAATGAAACTTTGTTATATCGATACACCATTCCTTTTGCTGGACCCTTGATTATTTTAATAACAGCAGTTTCTTCTTTATGAGCTGGCACATATTCATAATGATCTTGTACGTTACTTATCATCAGTTTCTTCTCCAACTTCAATTTCGGTTCCACTATCATCATAGTCACCATATAGGAACTCTTTATTACATGCTGCCTCAAGTTTTTCTAGTATTTCAGGAGTGAAAAACTTTTCGGGTGATTTGTTAATAGCCTTCTCAAAATACTTTTTACCATCACCAACTTCCAGTTTATTCCCCACCTTCTTAAAGATACCATGCTTCTCTGCAATTTCTACAAGACCGGCATATCGTGACAGACCACTTACATAACTAAGTTTTGTTTCTACCACCTTTTGCGGTTTAGTGAATCTACTCTTATCTAATTTGCAAACGATGATGTTTCCCTCATCATTATCTTTATCTTTCTTCTTACTAAGAAAAACAATTGTAGATGCTGCATACTTGAGGCCACTGCCCCCCGACATGATTTTCTTGGAATATAAGTCCATCGTCTGGTAAGTGTGGTTCGTTAGAATCAGGGGAATCTTTGCCTTGGACAATTTTAGATTTAACAATCTAAATGTTCCCTTGACAATTTGAGTGCGTGTCATGTCTCGCGTCTCACTTCCTGCGGTTGCATCTTCAACTTCTTTCGTAGTTGAAAGATTCCCAAGACTATCCAACACCATCATCAATGGGGGTTGTTTTGCTCCCTGAACATACTTATCAATAATACTGATTGCCTGAAATCTAAATTCCTGAATCGTTGTTACTGGAAATATAAATACTCTTTCGGGATCGATGTTACGACTAGTGATGATGTTCTTTGTCAATGCACCCTCACTCTCGAAAAAGAATACCGCTCCTTCAGGATTTGCATCCAAGAAGTTTTTCATTATCCCTAGTGTATAATAAGTTTTCCCTGTAGCCTCTTCACCCGCGAAGGCAGTAATTTTACTATTTGGAATACCTCCGTACATACTGCCAGAAACAAGTGCGTTAAAAGCATAACTACCCGTGTCAATAAAGACATCAACATCGCCAGCTGGTAGACCATCTACCGCCTTGGTTGCATATTCATTCTCTGCTGTTGCTGCCAAAATATCAAATAATTTCGACTTCTTCATTAAAAGAAATCCTCCAATGTTGTGATTCGTTTATCCGCAAACACATCTACTGTTGTATTCGATGTTGTGAAATACCATATGTTCTCTATATAAATCATATTCATAAATGCGTCAAGTGCTTCCTTTGTCTTATGAACCTTTCTCCCCTGTGGACGTTGCATAATTCTCATTCCTATTTGTCCCTTAAAATTATCTTTCAATGAATCTACGAGTTCGTCACATGATCTAAATCGTTCGTGCTTGATTGTGGGGTCCATGATATTAACCATCAAATGGCCATTGTCGGGGTCCAAAGAATCAAAACTATGTTTCGCAACTGGTAGAAAGAAATTATCTCTCCATTTTTCATAAGAATCAAATTTCTTCCACGATTGATCGTCTTCATGTTCACCACCCTCATTATATCTTTCTGTAGAAAAATAAGGCGGAGAAGTAAATGCACAGTTGAACTTTGGAACTTGACTCGATGGCGCACGGGAATCTTCCCATGGAATTGTTTCAGCACCTTGCCGATAGATTGTTACATCTTTGCGGCCAGATAACTTGAACATTTTGTCAGTATCAGTTTTAATTTTTGGGTGAGTGTTTCCCAACATCATTTCATATTGTACACATTGTAGTTTATAGTTTGCAAACGTATTTGGATTTGGATCACACCCGACATACACCTCGGCATCCGATGCATAAAATCCTGCAAGTCTATCACCCCAACCCATCGATGTGTCCAAGACACTTTTTGAATTGGTCATTTCATAGATGCACTTTGCAACTAATGGTTTAAACTGTGTCGCAATATATGTCTGTAAACGAAACGCAGAAATATATGTCTTCTCTGTCAGCACTTGTGTCTCGTTGATGCCTCTCCATATGGGACCAAGACACCGCCAGATTTCTTTTGCAGTTCCATTGTTCCAAATGTGAACAGGAGATTTAAATCCATAACTATTACATGCAAGACGAATCTTTTGATGAAAATAATTACTCACATCATTGTGAACACTTGGTCCATTGATTATACCCAACCCATGTTTTACAAATGGGTATTTGTAATCAGTGTACTTCTCAAAGATTTCTTTCTGGACATTGACCACCGGATCGATACAATCGGTGTGCCTTTTCTTTTTCAGTTTTAGAAAATCACTATGAACCTTCTGTTCTGGAATAACCTTGAATGGAAACTCTGGTCTTTCTGTTGCAATATATTCTGCAAGGTCTAACCGGAACTTCTCCTTGCCATATTCTTCTGTTAGTTTGACAAACATTTCATGGGAAAGAATTGGTATACCATTCTCATTTGCATTTTGTAATAGTATGTTTCTCATCCAAAAAAATCCTCCAAGGAGCCAGTCTTTTCGGCCTCCCACCCAATAGTTTTCAGAATAACTTTCAACGGCTCAAGAAATGATTTCTCAAACTGTAGATC